CCACCATTTACATGTTCGGGGCCTACTACAGTTGCGCCAGTAAGATCTCGTTTATTTGGTGCGGCAAAGAATCCCACACGCCATCCACCTGGTGTAGATCCAAAGAGTTGTAATGCGCGTGCCCATGTATCCCATGGAGTTGGATCCTTTGTTCCCGCATCATGAAGAGTAATCACCTTTCCAAAGGAGCAACGCTTACAGACAAGTAACACCAAACCATTCTGATATCCGTCCCACATCTTCCTACGAAGCTTCAGTCGATCGTACGGACTTTCTTCCAGTGCCTCGTGCTTTAGCCACTGTAGATCGTTTTGTGACGGTAGCTCCTGGATCCACTGTGGTGCGGGTTGATCCAGTACCTCCCGCACTGTTTGGACCAGTGAGGTCAGCAGCGGAGGAATGAACTCGGGCATCCTCTTCTGATAAAGCTCCAGAAAGGGCTTCGCGCATTTGTAAAAAGATGTTTTCCCAGGCCATTGGGATTCGGTAACTTGGAATGGTTTGACCTGCTGCACTTCCTTCTTGTTTTGAAAGAATACGGAGTGCGACAAGGCGATTTGATTCTTGTAATGGTAGACGTAGAATTGAAATCATTAAATGATGTAAACATTCAATCCACCGAATATTCCGAATCAGACATTCGTAAATAAACGTGCGGATTCCAAATACTTCATCGATTGACGGAGTCGTCGGTCGTGCGAGACGACGTACAGCCTCATCAAAGAGTGTTTGAGGATCATATAAGGGAACAGCAGTTCCACCCGCGATTGAAATCCGTTCTTTTACACGAGTATATGCGGCATCCTTGCCACTTATGCCGATTTCTCGAAAATGATGAGCAATGCGTATAGGGAGTGGATGTTCCGTTGTACACCAGATTGAAATATCTGTTCCTTCTTGTTCTAAAAGACTTTGAAGAATCACACATGATTCTGTGCTCAGTAGATGAATATGGTAAAAGATAAGAATACGGGCCTCGGTATGTTCTTTTCCAGATAGAACATGACTGCCCTTCCCAAGACGTTCAATAATAGGTTTTAGAATATGACGGTCCTGTAAACTCATACGGGATACATCAAATCCAAAGTGAATCATTGATGTTTCAAAAGGGATCTGATCCTTTGAAGCAACTGCAGAGTTTCCCGCATCCTCATCTTCTTCTTCATCACCCTCCTTCGGTTTTTCTAGATTCCAGATTTTGGTTTGAATGCGTAACTGAACACCCCGAGTAGCTGCTTTTTCTTGTAGAAGCGTATGAATCGCAGTGCGTTTACCTGAACCAGGTGGACCTCTCCAGGCGATGTGTCCTGGCATCTCTCTGGGTCTAAACTCGAGAGGCCTTTACACCCAGTAAAATGGAGTGGTGTATTCCGCTTCAAAAGCTGGAAGTTGGAAAAATACAACTTGGAAAGTTAATGAATCGTCCAGCACGTGAAAAGAAACCTGTTGCACCACTCGCATATATTGATGGTCAAGTCACAATGCCAGTGCTTAGTATTTTATTACCGCATTTAACAATTGATTCCTATAATCCAATCAATGGCCGCCTTGAACTTCAGATTGATTCTTCATGGATATCAGGCAAGTTAATGGCGATTCAAACAACACTTCTTGGAGCTATTTGCGTCCACCAGTCTTCTTGGTTCGGCGCAAATCACTTTAGTCAGGAAGAGATTCTACGATTTTTTCAGCCAATGATTGAAAATGGAAAGTTACATTTATATTGCCCATCAACACTTCAGGAAAAGAAGAAAGGACAGACGGGGATTCGTATGTGGAAGGAGGGAAACTGGATTGAAGGTGTACGACCGGGATTCTTGGTACAAGGTCAGCGGGTTCGTGTTGCGTTACAAATACAGGGAATCTCACTTCAACTCGGAGTGGATTCAAATGAATGGACGGGACGTTCGCGACTTCAGCATCGTATTCTAGGTATTCTTCTACAAAGCCCTCGTCGTCCCGAATGTCTTATACAGTCTTCTGAAGAACCGCCGCACTCACCGCAATAAGGGAGAGTTCCATATTTACAAATAGCATGAAGAGTGTAAAGATTGGAAATATTTTTCCACTTGTATCTGATTGTATATACATATAACTAAAAATACCTAATAAAAGGATGATCGCAAATGTACTACCGAAGATAATTCCCATGCTGGACTGGATTTGACCAAGTTGATCTGCGCTGCCTGAAAATAAACCAGCCGCATAGATTACACCTCCCAAGCCAGCTACGAGTATGAAAAGTAAAATACATTGGATCCACTCAGCGGTTGTCATCCTTCTTCCTCTCTATCACATTAAACTATTTCCAGTTTATACACCTGTTGGAGGAAACGCTGCTCTTGTTGAGCTAGCTGCGCCTGTGGCGCTTGTGGTACCTGCTATTACTGGTGCTGTAGCGACTACTGCAGCTGCTGTTGCTGCGAGTGCTCCTGTTGTGCTGGTAGCAAGCTGTGAACTTGATAATGAAAAAATCATATAGAGTGTAGCAATGATTGCGATGATCATTAGCGGCATAAATACAAATCTCCAGAAGCGAACTAAAGAATAACTCATTCTGTCATCCATGCGCAAAAGAATCTCATCAAGAAACAGATGGTGGTGAAAAAGACACGTCGGCATCTTAGACGAGAAACAAAAAAGCTTAGAGATGCCTATTTACCGGGGCCCCGTCAATGTAGACCACGCGTAGGAAGTAAATGCCCGGACTATGGCTGTTTACCTCCTATGGAACTTGCGCAACTTGCTCATCGGATTCTTGGAAAAACAGATATACATGGCGGTGCAGGAATAAATCGGACATCGGCTTTGCGAAAACTTCTGGAGGCAAAAATGGGAATCGCTGAAGGAAATGAGTTATCCTTTATTAATGCCCTGCCGATTGATGAAAATGAAAAGAATCGGCTGCGGCAAACTTATTTACGTCCCGCTCAACCAGTTGCGTGGAAATCGGATCCCGATATGTGGCTTGATAGTACAAATATAAAGGATGTTATGGATCAATATGAAAAAGATTTACCTGATTTTAAGTTTCTCGGTCCCTATCCGATTGACTTTGCGGCACCGGATCCATACAACCAAACCAAGACAAAATGCTTAATCAGCGAAATGTGTAGCATTGATTCAAAAGCACTTTTACGACAGGGTATTCATCGGATTGGTATTATTTATAATCTTGATCCCCATACAAAGAATGGAAGTCATTGGGTCGCAAACTATGTTGATTTGAAGAAACATCATTGTTATTATTTTGATTCCTATGGAATGGCTGTACCGGATCAGATTGAAAAGTTTATGCAATGGCTTACACTCGAAGATCCGAAGATAAAACTGGCTCGATGTGCTCGTCGATTCCAGTTCAAAGGTTCAGAATGTGGTATGTATTCAATGTATTTTATTATTCGTATGCTCATGGGCGAAGAGTTTCGCCATTTCTGTCGTCGCGCACCACGTGACGGTGCTATGCTTTCTCTTCGCAGTTGGTTATTCAGCACATAGACGAAGATCAGTGCCCTCTTTAAGGGCCTAAACCTTCGGATTCTCTTTACACTATAAATCGTAGGGCGTTTTAGATGTCAGGCACCCGTGAAGCCTTCTTTAGTGAAAAGAATGAGCAAATGCTAGATCGCTTACTCTACGACCATGTTCAACGTAAAAATGGTGTTGGGATTGATGATCGACAGAAGCAACGACTGGTCAAAACAGTCAAACATTATATGGGTGAAGTCTATCGTGTAAATACAGGCGCAACGATTCAAGTGCTGAACAAGGAGGTATTAGGTGCAGTGCTTCCCGACTATACGGCCTATTTGGATCGCCAACGTCAAATCGAAGTAAGCGAGCAGACCGAAGTTGAGGTGGTCAACTCCACCGACCCCCTCCGGACAGACGTAGGTACGCGATTTGCCCTCATGCAAGAATCGAGAAATGAAGTAAAGGCCAAGCCTCCCGCACCTCCTGATTTCCGGATTCCGCTTGAGGAAGATGAATCTACAACTGCGCTGACACTGTTTGAGCAGGCACGAAAACAGCGTGAAGCTGAGGCCGCACGGACGGCTCTTGCTGTTCAGGAACAACTTCGACCCACGGAGGCAGGAACTATACCGAGGCCGCGCACACTTGAAAATGAGATTCCGAACTCAATGCCCATGCCTCCGGATATGCGAAGCTTATTTGGTATGCCGTCAAATGGACGTACACTCTATACCAAGGAAGCGAGTTCACTTCCCCAGGCTAATCCTACGATTGCGACTCCGACAGTGCGTTCAGAGCGTGGTGTATTACCCCAGGATTTTCTTCAAAAAGAAGATGATACTATAAACTACAAGGAAAATGAGTTCAATCTCTTTTGTTACAGTGCGGATCGTGATTGGACGGTAAATACAGGTGAAAATCGTTACAACTTTACTGTAAACTTTAATCCTGGCAATGTTGTCACAAATAATGGTGTCCGTCCCAATACATCCACGCAAATCCGCTTTAAGAATATTGTTCGCATTGAACTTGTAAAGACACTTGTACCGGTTGAAGGCATTGATACACTCATCAATCGCGATATTTCAGGTACAGCAGTTGGTGGTGCCTTACAGACTCGTATTTTTAACACGACTATCAATACAAATGCACTGTCATTTCCATATTTAATGCTTCGTGCTCCTGAACTTGAAACCAACAATGTAGGTACAAACTATGCGATTGACAGTGCTTTTGGATTAATCCAATATGATGCGAACTGGATCAGTGATAATGCGAATGTTACACAACGTGGTGGATATTTGGCCATGATTCCAAAGTTTATGAAATGCCAGAAGGTTTATCATCCAACACCTCTCTCCACTCTACAGAAACTTACACTTCAGATTCAGCGTCCTGATGGAACTTTATTAAGTAGTGTTCCTGATACACTTGATATTAGTGGATTTGTACTTTCCAACTCAATTGGTGATCAGAATCTGTCAACCTATTATTCTAAGAATGGCGCAGGGGCTGGATACAGTCAATATATCTGGATTCAGACAACAAACTTTTTCAGTCGTTTTATGTTTACACAGGGTGATCGTGTACAGATAAAAAATCTAGCCTTTACCTCAGCCTTTTCAGGCGCAGCAGGACCTACACAGGATTTTATTAACTTTGTAACAGGTTCTCAAGGACTTCTCATTATTAATATTGGTTGGAGGAATGGAACTGTATATACAACGGGTTCAAATAATGTTGGTTATGCAAACTATATTATTGTGGAGGCTCAATACTATGATCCGACAACAGGTTCATCAAGTGTAAAACCTTTCGGTGGAGTGACAAGCGATGCATTTGCTACTGCTTTGAATAACGCAGGTGTAGTCCAAACGGGCCGTTTAATCAATCTAAGTCATCAGGTTCAGGTAGTCTTCCGTGTAATCACACGTGATATGGATGCCGCCAGTCGTTTACGTCCTGATAATCTCAACTAACAAGTAGAGAAATGGACCCGGGTCTACTTTTATTAGCCGGCGTAACAGCCGGTGCTACAGCCCTTCTTCGAGTCTTTAGAAAACCATCGAAAGAAGGATTTGATGCTGTCCCCGCAAATAACTATCCTGCGACGGTGACAACAGGTCAACAACTTTATAACAATCTTACACTCTCTTCAGATCCACGCGTACAGGCAGTTGAACTTTCAAGGCTACCGATTGAGCAACAAAATGCGATGGCAGGCGCAGTGAATGCTGCCCTTACGCCAACTGATGTTGATATATCAGATCCAAATAATCCTGTT